CGCATAACAGGAAAACAAGAGGTTTCTTGGTCTGTTGAATCCTACATGTGTCCCAAATCGGGAGCGGTTCCAAACATCGCGCCGCTGCTTGAATGTGCGATGGGATCTGTAGCAACAACAACCTACTCTCTTGCTACTGAGCTGAACACTTTTCAGATGGCTCGCCTATCTGAGGATGTCATGCGCGAAGAGGTTTTTGGTTGCTGGGTTGATGAGATGACTGTGAGCGCGTCGGGAGGGGATCCCGTAACGATCTCATTTTCGGGCGGCGCGTGTGAATATGCTCTGACCGGAACTGCGACAACGGATGCAACTAGTTCTGGCAAGGGTCTCACAGTTGCATCAGGCGGAACCAACTTTATGCCGGGGTCGCTAATTGCGATTGCAGATGTGACTGCTACTGATGGAACAGTTGTTGCGGGCTCTACCAGCGCAACCGATGTTCGACTAGCTACGAGCCGGAGCTATGCAACATCAAAAGCTGTTACGCCCCACACGCCAGACGGGACATACACAACACACGGCGATCCCATTACGGGAATCTCAGGAACGTTGAGCCTAGACAGCGAGACAACTCTAAACGTTACCTCGTTTGATCTAACCGTAAACAACGGCATCAAACCTCTCAGTGATGAATTCGCAGAAAAGGGCACGAGCAATTTCATCGAGGGATTTAGAGATATCGCGGGGACTGTAACAGTTAGAGCCACTAGTGCCGCCCTGACCAAGTTTCAGAAGCGCTACCAGCTAGCCCGCCCCGCAATCGGAAATCCTACCTCTGACACAGTCGGGCCCGCTCCTACTTTTCAGACTCTTGCTCTCACTGTGACTCTAGGCAACGTTAGCGGTTTAAAACAGATCATCACGTTACCTGCCATTGAGCTTGGTTTTGCTGGTATCGAAATCCCAGAAGCGGAAGAAGCAACAATCGCAATTCCTTTTACTGCGTTGGCTACTGCGTCCAATAATGAGATGACATTTGAATGGAATGCATCATAACCGTCTCAAATTGAGACAACTAAACGGGGAAAAATCATGGAAGATACAGCTGTCGAGTTTGTGCCCGACATTGAAGACAACAGAGACAAACCAGAATCAGATCAAGTATGGGCTGAAATCTTGCCGATGACAGGTCAAGAGCTGCGCAGCTATCAGCGCGTGATGCTCAACGTCAAAGCGGGCTCAAAGATTGCTTACGCAAAGGCTGAGAAGGTTGTGCGCTCTATCATGACAGATCGTGTTGTCACTGTTCACAACTACTCAGATATCAAAGGCGTCGCAATTTCGGACGGGGAGCAGGTCTATGATCGAGGTGAACCGGCGATGATCGATGCGCTTTATGCGGGGCTAACTGAGATCAGCGTACTGAAGGAAGGTCTCAGAAAAAAATAGAGATCGCCGCCCGAATGCTTTTGAGCGGCGATGAACGGACTCTGAAATGGGGATGTTCAAAATGCAAAGGCGAGGAGTTCGAGGACGGGGACGAGTTGAGATCTGTTCGAAATTGCGACTCGTCTGATAATGCTAATATCTCGTGGGTTTGGATGCCTAGCCTGCGCAGATGTCCCTGGTCTCAAATTGACGAAGAGACCTGGATGGTAATCGGTTGGTGGGTTGAGTGGAGGGAGTTTCAGGTTTTGCCTTTTGGTGGATCTGGTCTGCTTGATCAACCTGCATATGTGATCGAGAGCTTTACGCTTTTGACGCAACTGAAAAACGAGGTCGAGAGAAAGAGCGCAGAGCGGCAGCAAAAGGAAATCGAGAAACAACAGCGCGCAACTAGTCGCAAAAAAGGACGATAGGGCATGTCAGAGCAAAGAGTAGGGATCACCGTATTTGTCAAAGATAAGGCTTCAAAAGCTGTTGCCGGTATTGCTCAACGCGCAGGCCTAATCAATTCCGCTTTTAAGAAAGTACAAGCAGGGTTCAAGGCTTTCGGCTTTGCTGTTATCGCAGTGAATCAAGGCGTTGAGCTTTTGTCGAAAGGCTTTCGGTTTGTGACCTCTGCTCTAAGCTCTTCTGTACAAGCTGCCATCGATTTGCGCGGGGAGTCTGATCCTCTCGTTAGATCTTTTGGTCGCATGCGAACTAGTCTCAAATCGATACAGGCTACCCTGGGGAGTTCTTTCTTAGCTGCTTTCACAGCAATCGGAAAAGCTTTTGAACCGGCTGTAACAGGTGCAAAAGATTTTCTAGAAAATAACAGAAAGCTAATTGCGACTAAGATTGTTCAATTCCTTTTCAAAGCTGCACAAGCCATCACTGAGGGTATCGCTTTCGGTCTCAATCAAGCCAACACAATTTGGCACGCGCTAACGTCAACAATTGATCTCTCGATTATGTCGATCTCAAAATTCGTGGGGGCGTGGTCTATGGCAATGCTCTCGATCGAGTTCACAGAGAAAGGTCAGAAGATTCTCAATGAGCGAATTGAGACAATGGCAACTATCTACGACGCTGCTGAGAAGAGAGTAAAAGGCGCAGCCGATGCGCACAAAGATTATTCAGATCGTATTGAGGCACAAAAGGTTGCGCTGCAGGCATTGATCAATAAGGGATATTTGCCCGCTGTGAAAGCAGCCGGTGCTGCTGCTGATGCGATGGGCGAAACCAAAACAGAAACAGCAGAAGAGCGGATGATCGCATTCAGAGAGCGACTAGGTAAGCTAGGTCCACAAATACAAGAGGCTTACAGAAAAGCTCTAGAGGGCAAGAGTCGCAAAGAGGGAATGTTAATCGCTGAAACTTTAGAGCGAGATCTAGATCTCGTTTCGAGACAAGCGCAAACTCTCAGCGCTGAAACGCTACCGAAAGTTGCGAAAGATGTTGAGGCTGCTTTTGCGAAGGTTGGTGTGGATTTCAAATTCCCTGTCGATAAGAATAACATCCCGCTGATGAAAGAGCTTATTGACCAAGCTGTATCTATGCACGAGGCATTTCTTCTATTCGAAAAAGAAGATTTCAATTTGCAACATGACAAGGTCGAACTTACCGCTGAAAAGCTAAAGGCTTTGCACGCAGCTCAGCTTGCGCATCAAAAATCGCTCAATCTTGAAACTCAAGTATACGAAAACATGCTTGCCAATATTCCCAATTTGGTAATGACCATCGGTAACAAAATGGGATCTGTAATCACTGATGTTGTTAAAGGTCAAAAGAAGGCAGGGCATGCATTTGCAGAGATCATGCAGCAAGCTCTGTGGCTGACGATCGAGGTGATCAAACAAAGTCTAATGGCATACGCTGTCAAAACTATAGGTTTGCTGATAGCTGGCGAGGTCGCCAGTAAAGGTGTTTTTGGTTTGATCTCGGGGGCTATTTTGGGAGCGCTCGCGATGAGTGTTTTTCAAGGCTATATCTCTAAACTCCCATCCGGGAAGATCCAAGGCATGGCGCAGGGCGGGCTTGTAACAGGCGGAGTCGCAGGACGAGACAGCGTCCCGGCCATGCTAACCCCCGGCGAATTTGTAGTCCCAAAACGAGACGTCGACGCTGCTCGATCTGGCGGCGGCTCTAGTGTCAATATGACAATCAACACCGCTGTTCCCCCTAGCCGCGCTGAAATGAAAAGATACATCAGACAGAACTTGATCCCCGCAATGCGCGATCTGAGAGTTCAAGGGGTTGTAGTCTAATGGCATTCTCAAGCGCAGACATAACCGCAGCAGAGCAAACAGGTTTTACTAATGACAAACCTATGATGCTCGTTCAGCAAGCTAGTAATCCAACCGACGCACATTGGACAACAACCGGATCCCATACTGGGACTGATGTGACGCTAGCGAGCGAGCCTGCTACACGCGCATATGATAGTATCGGTAGCATCGTAACTAGTACCACAGGCGTTGCATCTACGAGCCCAAAGTATTTCAATTTCTATTTTGCGACAGCTATCAGCTTCGACTCTCTTCTCATTTTGGGACACAACTTTAATTCGATCGGGATCACTGATGTCACTTTAGAGATCGCAGATAATGCCGATTTTGACGAGAACGTTCGCGAGATCGCAAAGTACACGATCGATGGTGCCGTTGATAACCGGATCTTGTTTACTCACCTAAACACAACAGCAACGACGATCACGGAAGCAGGAGGGGGCTCCACTGCTGGCAGTGACAAAACCCTCACGCTCACGGCCACAGCAACCCTTAGACAAGGCGACAAGATAGATCCAGATGACACAGTAGGCACCATTCCTGCTGATACTTATATTGAATCAATCACCGACTCTACCCACCTCGAAATGACAAAGGCAGCGACGGGCACAGCCGGGAGCTTGACTATCCCGTTTACCCAATACGATTACACGTCAGGCGGAACAGCTCAGAGATACAGCAGCGCGCAGTATGTCCGTCTCAGAATCGTACACGCAGGATCTGAAGATCCTGAGTTCGCTGAGTGCCTGCTAGGTTACAGATACCAGTTACAGAGAAACCCTAATTTGCCTTGGGACAATAAGCGCGAGTATTCAGAGACTGTTGACAGTACCGCGCTCTCTGGCTTGACGCGGCGCTATGTTCAATTCAGAGGGCAAGCAAAAAGAAGTTTCACATACCCAGTTTGGGACTCTGACGAAATCACAGTGATCGAGAATTGGTGGGACTCAATCGAGGACGGCACAAAACCGTTTGTCTATATTGAGACGCCTAGTTCATCACCGCAAGCCATGATGATGATCATGGATAATCCCGAATTGAAATTCAAAGTAACTGGGCCTGTTCAGCGCGTTTTATCTTTCAACATGACAGAGCAACCTCTCTACCTCGCGAGGGAATAGATGGCAGGAACGATCACAGCGCTGTATCAAAAAGAGATGCGCAGGGCTAACGTTGAGCCTATTGTTCAGGTTGCTATTCAGCTCACCTCCCCATCATCTACCAACCTCTACGTCAGCAACCAACACCACACGACAGGCTATGACGTTGATAACGTGATCCCTATTTTAATGGGTGTAACAGACGTTTCTCAGAGCGTTGATCCCATTAAGAGAAATTTTCAAATTGGGACAATTCAAATTGAGCTGCTGAATGATCCGTATGTCAGAACGCTTATGGCTTCTCACCACTGGTACAACGCTAAAGTTTTAGTGACTGTAGGAACAGAGGCACTCACATCAGCCGATTACATGACTTTGTTTTATGGGGAGATCAAAAGAGTATACGCGGATTTTGATCGGATCATCGTTGATTGCTCAACTAGAAACAGCAAGCTCAAAGACTACATGACTCCGCAAGTCTATGTCGGAAAACACCCGGCAGAGATCTTGCGTCTATCGATGAACGCTGCAGGTATCGAAGACGGAGCGATTGACACAGCAACTTTTGCGGCTGACGCATTTGCAGACTATTCGCATTATTGTTTTTCCTCTTATGGGATTGCGCCTTATTTCAGAGACGCAGAGGGGGCTGTACAGCAAGGGCTCGCAGGCTCGTGGACTAGAGATTCTCAATTTGGTTCGACCGGCGCAGGTAGCTACGAGAATCCCGTATCTTATAATATTATCAAAGTGAAAACTGAGGAGTTCGCTCGCGAGTATTGCGAGATGACGGGCATCACGTTTCATAATGATACAGCGTCAAAAGCTAAACTGTCCTACCCTGATCCAGATGCCGCTGTTACTAGACATCTAACAACAGACGACTACAGCAACTTTGAGCAAGATCCTGAAACGCTAATTTTCAATACAGTTTCTGTCGCCTGTGGACCAACGCAAAATCAACTGCATCTCAATCTAGAAGACAGCACGAGCATTTCCAAATTTGGGACAGAGGAATACAAGGCTGATTGTTTGTATTTTACCCCTGCCGCGGGGACGCATCCAACATGGTTAACCGCATCAACAGCTAGGGCAGCAGGCCCTGGCATTAATGGTTTTTGCGGTACCCGTAATCTCAAACAGGGAACACAAACAAGCGCAGATCAGATCGATTCTGATAATCCCTTTTTCGGATTTTTTCGATCTGGGATCTACACAACAACAACCGCACATACAGATTATTATCCTGATCGGAGCGCTGATCCTTGGGTCGTCACTGACATGGGCGTAGAGGACGGTTGGATTCGCGGGGTTCATACTTTAGGCATGTCAGGGATCAGCCATGTGGGGGGCGAGTCTTTTACCACTGCACATGCAAATTATTATTACGACATCACGATCCCTTATCGATTCGCAAAGAGAATCCTTTCTCGCTTTAGCAACGGCTGTCCCAAAATAAAATTTACTATTGGCCTGGATCAAATCGACCTTGAACTAGGCGATACAATCTCAATCGACAATGATTGGTTCGCCAGTCCTTTTTTGGGACTCGACGGTCTGGATTCAAACACTAAATTTGAGATCACGAAAAAGGAAGTTCGCTGCACTGGGGCCGATATTGGGATTGAGATTGAGGCTGTGTTTCTCATATCCTCAACCTCCCCAACAGTTACAGCTACCACAAACACCCCTGGTGAAATGGAGCTTCTGCCGATCCGCCCATCAACTAACCTGACAGCAACACTAAACGTCACATCGACGAATAGCGTGATTGAGGGATTGAATGTTCTTGCAACTAGCGGGTTGAGCTACGCCATAAAAGCAGGAACGATGTTGTGCGGTGGATCCTCTCGCGTAATGGCAAACGATTCGCCTGTGCGAACCGTAACCGCGAGTAAGCACACATACGTCGGGTTTGATGCTAGCTCTGGATCGATTGTCTCTGACGAGGTTGCA